TGAGGTCCATGCCGACCCATGCCTCGGGGTCTTGCTCTGCACGGCTGCGCGCGGCGCCATAGGCCCAATCGACAAACTCGATCCCATATTCCGCCAGGGCGCGCTCAATGGTTTCGGGGGGCTTGCGGATATGGTCAAAGCCGGGCCCGTTCTCGGTGTAGTGCTGAACAAATGCGTCCACGCCAAGTTGCTCGGCAAAGGCCACGGCGCGGTCAGATCGCTCGTAGTGAACACCTGCCTGACGCATCCTGTTGGCGTTGCTCTCGATCTGGGCGTTTTCGATCCCGGCGCCAAGTCCCTGCCAGCCTGTCGGGATTGTTGCATCAGCGCCGCGCGCGGGAAGGTTTGATACGGTGCGCTCCTGATCCAGAAAGAACGTCATTGGCCAAGCCCCGCGACAAGAGCCATGTCAATCTCGTAGACCCGCCCGTCCTCCGTGGCCACATCGACCGTCGAGCCCGAAAACGTGATTTCCATGCGATAGCGCGTGCCGCCCACCGGGATAAATCGGGCACGCTGGAGTAAATCACGCGTGATCTTTTGCCCGCCCGCAAAGGGAAGGCTGCCATCGGCGTGCAGCGACCGCACGGTTTGCTCACGCTGGGCAAGGATCTGATCGACAGCAGTGTCGCCAATGACACTGCTTATCCTCCGCCCAATGGTGTCGCTCAGTGCGCCTTGGAGGATCTGCATCCCGAGATCCACGGCTTCGCCAGACACACCCATGGGCAAGAGAAGCGACTGACCCAGCACGTTCTGAACACCGCCAAGCTGTTTGCCCCTGCGATCGGTTGTCTGGCCCAGGGCGCGCTGGACGGATTGCTTTATCAGTTCCTTGGATTGCTCATCGGTCAATTCCTGCTCACCGGCGGTGGCGGCATAGAGCGCTTTGGCCATCGGCATGATTTGTTTGATTACATCAACGCCCAGATCGGCGCGGCCAAGTGCGGCCGCTACGGTTGGTGCTGCGGTTTGCAAAGCCTTTGCATCCATGGGGATCTTGACTATTCCCGCATCCAGCATCCGCTGGCCTTCCAATGCCTGCGCCGCAATCTGTGCGTCACCGCCCTGCGCCATAAGCGCGCCAGCCATTTTGAGCGTGGGGTGAATGTCTAGTTGCTCAAACACCTTGGCCGCATCCCGGCCAAGGCCCGCCGTCAGCGCACCAGATACCGCCAAGCGCACCGCATCAGGCGTATCAGTGCCAAGCAGTATGGACAGATCGGAGATCTCGTCCTCGGAAAAAATCTGTGTGCCTTCGAAGTATCCCTGATCGCGCAGCCTGTTCATGTATTCCTTGCGCTGCGCCAGTCCATCGACCATGGCCGTTGCAGTGCCATCAGGGTTGATGTTGGGGATTTCGGGCGGCGGGTCATCCGGCAGTGCTGCACCTGCCTGTGCGACAGGATCGTCCTCCCATTCCTTTCGGGCGTCGGCCGCTGCCTCACGCGCGGCATTGCGGATACCAAGCTCAAATCGCTGCCTGACGGGCTCGGCCTCAAGATCGGCCACAACCGCATCCATTTGATCTGGCGTGAGTGCGTTGAATGAGGGGAGCGCCGTTTGAAAGTCCACCCAGCCTTGAAGTTCCATTGCAAGGTCTGGGTTGGCGGCGACGGCTGCTTCGTCTTGAAGCAGATCCTCGGCGGCTCCGATCTGGCCTGCCTTGCGCGCAGCGATCGACGTGCGGAAGTCGTCCTTCCACTCGGCATTCTGTGCAGTTTGCCGCTGCGCTGTGATCCGGCTGGCATTGCGCTGCGCGTCGATCCGCACGTTTCCCGATTGCTCGGGTGTCCAGTAGACGCCCGGAAGCGTGCCGCGCGCCTCAAGGGCCTCGTTGAGCCGGGACTCGGCGGCGAGGATACCGTCGTCGTCACCGGACGCCAGCGCCTCGGCATATTCGACCTTGTAGCGATCCACGAGTGCTTGGTTGGAGTTGTTGGCGCGCATACGGGTTTCGCGCTGCTGCCCCTCCAGCACGCCCAGAAAGCGCTGCGTGGCCCGGTTCTCAAGCTCACTGCGCAGACCTCGGCGTAGGGCGGCTGGAGCCTGCTGCACCAGATCATCGACATATGCCTTGCTCGCTGCGCGAAAGCCCTCTGGATTGCCCTCGTGCTGCTTGGAGATGCCCATAAGGTCTTCTTCGCTGCCCACGACCACCTCGGCAAAGAAGCTCTGTTGCGCGGCTGCGTTGTAGGCTTGCAGGATCGGGCCGGATGCGGGGCTGAACATGCGGGGCTCAAGCGCGCCGTCGTCAGTGCGCACCATCGTGGGGGCCTGGCGTGTAGATTGGGTCGTGGTGCCCTCTTGCGCACGCAGGTAATCCGTGAGCGTCGTGTCGTTGGCGTCGGCCGGGTTGTAGGTGCCGCCGCTTTGAAGGAATTGGCGCAAGCCATCCTGCCCGCCAAGGTGCGCCACATCGAGCATCCCCTCGCGCGTCACCGTCACGCCGTTGATCCGCTGGCCCTCGTATTGACCCAAGCCGTTGCTGTCGATGAAGGAGCCAATGTCGTTCCAGTGCCAGTTTTCGGTGGCAATCTGCATGTTTTCATCGGCCATGAACTGCTCGGGCGTCGTGTCTGCCGGGATCACACCTGCGTTTTTTGCGTCTTGAAGACGCGCGTGGCCAAACTGGATGCGCCCAAAGTGACCGCGCTGCCCGCCATGGCCCACCGCGTCGTTTTGTGCTTGGAAATTCCCGCCGCTTTCACGATTGATCAGGCTTTCGCGGCCCGAGCGAACCTGCCTCACGCCAGACGCGGGGCGATCATTCTGCGAAACCATGCGCTTGCCCGCTGCGCGCCCGTCGTCAAACCCCCTGTTGGCCATTTGGTCAATGGCAATGGGCTCAAGAAACTCGTAGGCCGCCCCGGCAAGATCGGACAGGGCCTTGAGCGTGCCGCCGCCCTCGGGGGCGACCTGCGACGTGGTGGAAAGAGCGCTGTTGCGAACAATACGGCGAATTTCGGCCATTGCTTAACTCCCTGCGCGAAGCTGGTAGAGGTCAAATAGAGACCCGGAGGCACCGGACGCGCCTTGCAGGAAGCCCTGCATCCCCCGAGCGGAGGCATTGGAGCCTTGCTGGCGATAGTCGCTCTCACGCTGGCGTTCATTCGAGACGGCCACCCGCGTTTCGCGCCCACGCACTCGGCGCAGCTCGTCGGCAAAAACGATAGAACCAGCATCCATGCGCTGGTTTCCCCCAGCCATTGCTGCCCGCATCGAGCCCAATTCGCTGTTGACGTTTTCTGCCGCCTGCCCGGCTGTCTGAATGGCGCGCGTGCGACTGATATAGGCGTTGTGTTGGGCGTGGGCCTTTTGAGCCTTGCCGCTCTGTAGGGCAGAAAAACCCCCAGCGACGGAGGACACAGCTTGTAGGCCGAGTGCTGCTTGGGCCATCAGATTTGAACCTCTTGGCTGAGAAAGAGAACGGACAGTTTGCCGGGGCGATCCTTGAGGATGCCGCAGGTGGGATGCTCAACGCGGCCCGTGATCGGCACGCGGTAGGTTTGCGGTTCAGAGGACGGCGCCATGCCAAGATCATCGCCAAAGGCGTAGCCACCTACCTGACGGCTGTGCTTGTTGGCCTTGATGGTCAGAACTGTTGACGTCAGGACCGAGACAATGAACCGGAACCCGCGCGGCGTGATGACTTCCGAGCGCACGCTGTCAATGACTTTGACGGGCCACATATCTGCGCCGGCCGTGAAGCCCATGCCAATTTCGCTGGTTTCCGAAAGGCCTTCCAATCCATCGACGGACCCGTCACTGGCAACGGTGCCATCCCCGGCATCGAATGTCCTATATGCGACCGACACGTCCACGCCGACCAAGTGATCGGCCGCATTGGCCGCGTTTGGCACGGCATCCACCGAACAGTCCAGCAAGGCGGTGTCATCAAAACGCTCAAGAAACCGCGTCGTGGTGCCGTCAATATCTCGATCAACCAGCGCCCAATGCGTCCCAAAAATTGGGGCGGCGTACTTGAACTGACCCCTCGTGTCCCACGGAAAAAACCCCACAGGGCTTTCGCCAAACTCTTGCTGCCAGGTCATGGCCGCCATGGTGCCGTCATCGTTGATGCAAAAGACGTATTTCTCTGGCGCGCTGTCACGCAAGGCGGGACCGGCCAAGGCGACGGGATTGGAGAACAGGTGGTTGTGGGCGTCGGACAGGTTTTGAACGGTCCAATTCAGGTAGACGTTGCCTCGCAGGAGAGCGGCCGAAAGCGTCTTGCCGTTGCTCTCCACAAACACAACGCCGCTTCCGATGCTCACGGGCTTCACCGGGCTCGCACCGCGATTGACAAAGCGGGTCACTTCAAAATTGGACGGGGAAAACCCGCGGCCTTCGCGCAGGTCGATGTAGTAGCAGCCCTCGTCGGACAGGATCACAATGTCGCCGGCGTCGATCACATGCAGATACCGTGTTGAACCAGATCCGACCGAGCGCACGATTGCATCATCATCCTCGACCCCTGTGCGGAAGTCATCAATCGAGCGCGCCGAGGATACGGCGTGGACGTTGGGAGCCTCGGGGAAGTTGGTCAGATAGAGGCGACCCTTCACAATGGCGCCTGCCCGCGCATACCCGCGCACGGGCGACATGAGCGGTTCATCCCATATCTGGCTTGCCGTGGGGGATGCCGCGGTGATTGTGTTGGCCGTCACGGTGCCTGATGGAAACACAAGTGTCTCGCTTGCGTCGGGGCCGTCGTATTCGGAGAGGGTCAGCGCGACGAACGTGTCGCTATCCACGATGGAGGCGATCGCGCCGTTCCATCCGCTGTCATTGCCGATGATCACGTCACCCACGCGCATTTGCGAGGTGTCTTCCCCGCCGGCCACATCAATCGTGAAGCTGGGCGGCAGGGGGCTCACGACGGTGCCTGTGGCGGTCGTTCCGTTGGTCACGGCAGTGATGGTGATCTCGCGCTGGCCATAGCGGATATTTTGTCCAACGTGGCCAGCCTGAAAAACGCTGGCGCTGGCCGTGACGGTGATAGATCCGGTGGTGGCCGATGGAGTGATGGTGATACCCCCGGCAAAGGACCAATACGGCTGCAAAATCGAACCAGATCCCGATTGCTCGAACGAATAGTCGCCAAACGCCCAATCCGTGCCGTCGTATTCGAGCAGGTAAAGGCCGTGATCTGGATGCCCGATGATGCTTGATGCCCCGTTGTCCTCGAACCAGATCGGGTCTGCATCTGTCCAGTCCACGGACGCTTGCGTGAACTGCACAACGCCGCTCTCATTCAGCACGACCAGCGAGGTATTGCGGATGATGACGGCGAAGATTTCGCCTTGGGCCGGGCTCACTTCGAAGATCTTTTCGCTGGACTCGGCTTTGATCAAGCGCAGGCCGGGCCGGGGGGCAATGCCGCGATTGATCAGGGCCCGCATGTTCCGGCCCGAGCGCAAAGAACGGCTGCGGGACTCCAGGTCATGGGCCTCAAGAAACTCCGGGCTCATTTCGCCAAGAGTGAAGTCGCGCTGTGTGATTGTTGTCTTACGTCGTGCCACGGGCAAACCTCGCCGCTGCGATCCCGCCCCCACGGACAGGGCGTGTGGCAGAGCGAGATTTGGATGAAATAGTGCGCGCCTTCTGGAAGTAGTTTTCAGCCATCCCCATTGCCGCGCGGGCTTCGGACGGCTCGCCCTCAAAGGCGTTGATCAGGACAGCCTGCATGGCGTGGTTCATGGCGTTGCAGAAATTGGCGCTCCAGATTGCCTCGTCTGTGCAAACCATGATTTCGATCTGCGCGCCCGTCGTGCTGTTGACGTAGACGTGATCGCCGTCCTGCGTCCAAGACTGAGCCTCGCACCATGCGTTGTTCAGGAGCGTTTTGACCTTGCGCACATGGAGCGCGGTATTGGGCAAGATGTAGCCATCGGCAAAACCGAACTTGCCATCGACCCGGCCTTGGATCGTTACCTCTTGGCGCGTGAAATTGTAGAGGCCATCTTCAAGCTCCGACTCCACGATTAGGGGCCAGTTGCGGGCCATCGCGCGAAACTCGGGCGTGCCGTCATTTTCGGACACGATTTCATCCCACCCCCGCGCAGTGAGGGCGGCGTTCATGATACCGAGCATGGAAAATTCTGTAGACATGGCGCGACAATCGGTGAGACGCGCCCGTCAGCCAATGCACCCAAAGGAAAAGGGGCGAGGTTTCCCCCGCCCCTTGGGCCAAAGCGATCTCTGGTAATCAGGCCTTGGCCGTCTATTTGACGGCGGCTTCCACCAGCTTTTTGAGCTTGAGAGCGTCTGCTTTCGTCTGGCACTTCATCCGAGTCTCGGAAAACTGAGTGAAGTGACACCGGAACTTGTCGCCTTCGAATAGAAAAGCGTTGGTGCCGGGCTTGGTGCCGGGCTTGGTTGCGACCACGTTGATCATTTCCGCCATGGCAACCTCGGCCGCCTCGGCCGCCTCGGCCGCTGCCTTGGCATCTGCCCGCTCTTTGTCCTGAAGTTGAGCTTGAAGATCAGCGACTTGCTCCTTGAGGGCGTCGATTTCCGCTTTGAATTTGGCCCTGTCGGCAGAGGCTTTTGCCTTCTCTGCCGACAGCTCCTTGGCGAGTGCTTCGTTTCCGGCCTGCTCGGTCATCAGGTGTTGACCTCAGTGCCAACGGCGGCGGTCATTTTGCCTGCGCTGGCGTTGGTCCCGGTCACGGTGTAGCGCAGCCCGAAGTATTTGAGCATGGTCGTATCGGGCACGAACCGCGTGAAGGCGGGCCGATATCCTGCGACAAGGCTGGCCAGCGGGATTGCGCCCGAACTGGCCAGAACCACCGAGGACGTCATATTGGCGTTCGCGGAAGTCTCAAGCGTGATCGTCAGGGACGTGAGGGTTGCGAAGTCCTCCGTGACCTGCATGAGCAAGGGCACCGGAGTGCCAGAGCCAATGTTGCGCGCGATCGGCCCGGTCTCGCCGGGGATCGTGCCAATGTCGTTCCACTCGATCACGTTGGTGGAAAGCGCGGTTGCTGTGATCGCCTGGTTTTCAGACAGGATCAGGTTTGCGTTCAAAATCATCGGTCGATCTCCTTAAACGATGCGAGCTTCGGTGTTGAGGATCGCATCCGTCTCACGCAGAGGAAGGCCGCGGTAGGTCAGCACCTCCTTGCCTTCGATTTCAGCGGGGCGCAGGCGGGTGAAGTTGTCGCTCGACCCGGAGTTGGTGCCGAGTGCATCCAGCGCCTCAAGGACGTCCGTGTTGGAGTAGATTGCAATGCGACCCGGTGCGGACTGCGACATGATCTTGTTCGCGCGGCGGGAGTGCAGTTTGTAGTAGGCCTGCCGCATGAACTTGTAGATATCGACGCCGCCAGCAAGCATTTCGGAAACGTCGATATTGGCGATGCGCGACACGCGGCGCCAGTCGCCAAGAGAGAAGCCTGCGTGCGCGCGGAACAATTCTTCCTCGACGTAGTAGGGGTCGCCAGCGCCATCCAGCACACGCTGGCGACCCATGTTCTGGCGATCAATTCCGCCGGTCGTGCCCTTGGGGTAGATCACGGACACGCCGTCATAGCCCCACTCGACCATCCAGATCGACGTGTTGTCCACGCCCGTGCCACCAGCGTCCACAATCTGGTTGGCTGCGCCCACGGTGCCAAGCTGACCGAACCGCGCGCCCAAGCCTTTGGGGTGACGGGCGTTGGTGGCGCTGTCGTAGTAGAACATGGACGTCAGGAGATCCTGAGACATGCTCTCGATGTGCGGCTGCGCCTCGGACATGCGGATCGCGTTGCGATTTTCGCCGTAGAGGTCGAGCTGACGGGTATCGACGTTGCACAGGCTTTCGACAAAGCCGGTGGTGTCATCGACCATCTGCTTGGTGCCCTTGGATTGCGGGATACCCGAGTAGAGCGCGCCCCATGCGACCGCCGGGAGGCCCGTGCGGATCGAGCGGGTGTGCTTCGTACCGGAGTTGCACTCCATCCAGACCCAATCGTCCATGAGGCCTTGGGAAGTGTCATTGAGTGTTTCAATGACGTCGATGTAGCGGCCTTGACCATCAACCGACTTGTATTGGTCGATCATGGACAGGGTGGATTGAACAAGGGCGGCCATGATGGTCCTCCGTTAAGTGGGGTTTGAATAGTAGGCGTCGAGGTCGCTGGTTTTGCTCGGCGCGCTGGCGGTCTTGGGGGGCGGGCTCATACCGCCGGCGCCTTTCAGAAGCGCTTCAATGGCCTGAACTGCTTGGATATTTCCGGAGATACCTTGCAGCGCCTTCGCCTGTTCGGCGGGCAGCTTGTTCTCAAGGGAGCGCTGGATTTGTGACATACGGGCTTCGCGGGCGGCGTCGTTCGGGCCCAGCTTTTCCCAATTTTGCGTGAGTTGCGCGTTGGCGGCGGAGGCCTTGGCGGCTTCCATCTTGCCCAGAAGGCCCATCATCTTCGTGGCGGCCTCTTGCGGCAGGCCGTGGTCTTTGAGCAATGCGCCGAACTCGCCAAAGAGCGGCTTGAATGCCTCGCTCTCGGTGTCGATTTCGATCTTCATGCCGTCGGGGAGTTTGATTTCGCCAAAGTCGAGGTCTTCGGGGAGCGCGAATTGGTAGTTTCCATCGTCAGGCACGGCGGCAGCGCGTTCATCGGCAAGGGTTTTTTGCGTCAGAAGCTCTTGGTGGTGGGCCTTGAACCCATCCATGTCGAACTTGCCGTCTTTTTGGAACTGCTCGCCTGCCCATGAAAGATCGGGCCCGGTTGGTGCAGCGTCCTCACTTGGCGTGGGATCGGGCGTGGGAGCGGGCGTAGGATCACCACCGCCGGCACCTTCGTCGTCAGCGTTCCACAGTGGTTTTTTGTTCCAAAACTCGGTCAGTGTCATTGCTCATAATCCTCCAGAGATCGTGAGCGATAAGACGCTGGGCATTGTGCGCTTCCAATGCACGGGGCTCAGAAAGCGGATCGAGCGTCATTTCCACAACGCTTTTATCCAGCAATTCCAGTAAGGTAGCGCCACCGGGAGTTTGAAGGAGCGCTTGGACTGTCAGGATTGTTTCCTTGGCGATCTGGCGCGCGTGGTCATTTGGGTTGGACCCCAGCGCTTCAAGATACTTGAGGACCGGGCCCTTGACCTTGTGGTGCCGCGGCAGTTTGGGGGGCTTGGGCGGGTTGTTCAACGGAGGGCTCCTGCTTGTCTCGAATTACAGTGAGGGTGTCGCCGCTGGCCCGAACCACGTTTTTGAACGTCTGGATTGGCTCGATGATCTGCATGGCGCCTTCGGGGCCCATGGAGGTCATGGCTAGATCGAGGTTGGAGCGGGCGGTCATGATCATGTCGCGGTTTTGCGCTTTTTGCAGCGGCGTTATGGCTTGGATGGAGATTGCCTCGCCGTCCAGAGAGATTTGGCCCTGCAAACGACCGGACTGGATTCCCAGGTACTCGAAGCGTTGCATCATCGGGGAGATCAATTCGGACCACAGGGGGGCGGAAGGTTTGCCTAGACGCTGTTGGACGCGGCGCGCTTCATCCAGCCATTGTGTGGCAGATGGGGGCGTGTCGCCGCGCTGACGGGGGCCGTCCTGATAGAAGCCCTCACGAATTTTGCGCTCCAGTTGCTCTTGGGTGAAGAAGCCAACGTCAATGTTGGTGTTTTTGGAAAGCTCGAAGATCTGGTCGCGGGTGAAGTTGCGGCTGGCGGGATATGCGCGGCCCGCCTCAAGGCCATCGGAGAGATCGAGGAAGCTGTCGTCGGGGTAGATCAGTGTGTTGCTGATTGCATCTTCAAGGCCGAGTAGGACGGACTCGCTGATTTTGTCGAGGACGCGCATGTCCGCAAGTATCTTGATGCCGGCGCCGCGGCCCCATGGCAATCCGGGGCGGGGGTTGAAGCGGCCGACCTGCAACGGGCATGACCCGGAAATATCGCCAAGGATGAATGACCCGTGCTCGCGCTCGTCCTTTGCGCTGACGCATTTTTTGTCCACGGTGATTTCGCAGTGCCACATTGGGCGGGCGGGGTCTTCCCAATCCAGCCAGAAGCCCCAGCACACTTTGCAGGTATCGGCGGGTTTCTGGATGCGCATTTGAAGCTGTTGATCATCAAGCCTGACCTGCCCGGCGCGGATCATGCTGTCGAACAAGGCGGGAAGGGTGCGGGTGTAGACGACTTGCTCACGGAAGCGATCGAGGATGCCCAGGTGGCCCGGCGTGATCAGCAGCTCGGAGGGCGGCACGACTTCAACGTGAATGGGTTGCTGCATGTGGGCTTGGGAAATCCACATGGCGGGCGTGCCGTGCGTGGCGGCTTCAAAGCCCCATTGCGGGCTTATGTCGCTGTAGTTTGAGGCGTGCAGGAGGTCTTGAACGTCTTCCTCGCGTTGGGTCACAAGCTCGGTGGCGGCTTCGACCAGATCCTCTGGGACGGGTGTGGTGACGAGGTAGGAATACCAGCGCTGTTCGCTGGGCGTGTAGAACGATACCAGATCGCCGCCAAGGTCGCTGGCGGCTTCTTCACCGAGGCCGTGAAAGACGGTTGTGTCCAGCGGCTTCCGGCGATGGTCTTTTGGGTTGTTGTGGAACTCGTTCACGCGATCTGGCGCGCAAAACTCGTAGACGTTTTCGATCAGCGGGCGAATGTCATCGCGGTACTGTTCGGCGCGTTTGTACCGGTGCGTGAAGTCGTCGGATGGCTTGTATGTAGGCTGCATTATTTCCGCGCAGTCGTCATGTTGAACAAGGAGAGGCCTGACCCGTAGGCGTTTTGGAAGTCGGACGTCATGCCGCGGGAAAGCGTTTTGTTGGCGTCGGTGCGTTCTTTCAGTGCGCGTTCGCGCTCTTTCTGGGCGGCTGCCACGTCGGCTGGATCAGGTTTGGGGGATTTCATCTTTCAGCTCCACGGCTCCATTTGCGCGGAGTATGCGGTGAAGCGTTGCGGGCGTATATGCACGGACCCCGACCAGGTGGGCGCATTGGGACACGCAATTCATGTGGGGATGGAGCGGCAGGCGTATTTTGTCTCCGAAGGGCGCCACGCGCAGAATTGACCAGCAAGTGATGCCTTGCTCGGTCATGAGGTCGAGAATGTCGTCGTGCTTGTGGGTGACGCGGATTTTGGTGCCGTGGGCGGCGGGATCGAAGAACACGAAGGTTTCATCCTCGGTATAGCCCCATGCGGAGACGTGTCCGAATAACGACCAGCGGGGCTCGCGCAGCATTTCCTTTAGCCCGGTTCTACGATGGAAGCCGAAGGTCCACTCAAGAATGTCCACGGAGCGAGACCTTTCTGCGCAGTTTCTTGGAGGGCTGGAGGCGCACGACGTTGGCGCCCAGCAGGGCCATGCCCTCACCGCCGCCCATGACGCCGTTCTCGAAGGCTTCAACGACGTGAGAGAAGCCGTTTTTGGCGGGCTTTTCGGTAAAGCCCCCGCCGACGGCCTGTATTTTGCGGTAGTGGTATCCGCCGGCCATGCCTGTTTTGAACGTGAGGCAGGACGGGTTGACGATGAGTCCCTGGCGGCGTTCGAGCACTCTGTTGACGGAGGACCGGCGCATTTCGGGGTTGTTGTCGGTGGTGGCGGGCAGGATGCGCAT